ATTTAACTACAACGAATAAATATATTCAGACCTATATTACTGCGGCTTTTGATGATATTCTTGATAAGATGGATTAAGAATAAGTAGGCATAAGAACTGCTGAAGACGAAGAAATATTCCCGTTTATATCAATTGAAAACTGTAATGATTTTGCAAAAAATAATTTATTGTCGATCTTTATTTTTTTAGAAAAATCGAAGTATATAATTTGTTTTAACGACAAAAGTAATTTTTGTTCAATCTCGTAATTGACTGTTTTCAAATACTTAAAAACAGGTTCCCAAAATATTTTATATATAGATGTAGCATTGTCTGATAGGATTAAACTCATATAATTTTTATGATGCGACATATAAGGTATGCCATTTGCGTTTTTGTTCATATAAAAAGCAAGTCGTAATCCATAAGATTGTCGTTTGCCAAAGTTCAAATCACTATTACCTGGTTGATTTATTATACTATAATCGTATCCAGACGATGGAAATCTTTTTGTAGCATACGGAAACATTTTTAAATTTATTTCCAGAATTTTTCCGTCATTATATATATTTAAAAAATAATTTTGAGAAGTATTGTAATAAAATCTATCTTCTGCGCTAAAATTTGCATACCCAGACCATCCAAAAAATATTTCTCCAGTACTGGGCCAAACGATATATTTAGCAACATAATAAGTTTCGTAATCATCAGGTGTATACTTTATATATCCGGTATTTGATTTAATTACATTTATTTCTGGATAATTATTAGGAGGATTATAATAGTAGCCTCGGATAGGGTTTGCGTCAATGGCATCTTGAAATTGAGACACTTGAATATTTTTGTCTGGGTGTCCTGTGTCCCATTTTATATTAATGCCATTAATGGGGTCTATTTGTTTGACTTTCTTTGATTTGGCACTGATGTCGGTGTATTCAATAAAATTATCATTTGAAATATATTGCCAAATTTCATTTATTTGAACTTCGTTGTTGATTATATTGAAGTCTATTGCAAAGAAATTATGTAATGCAATAATAAAATCAGCAACAGTAATATCTGGCAGATGATTTTTTAAATTAAAAGTTGATATTTGATGATTAAATCCATCGTTGGCAGCTACATAATCAGTAGTTATTGCATCATTGACATTTAGAATTATTATATGTTTAATAATACCTCTGTTAAAGAAATTCCCAGAGACAGAGTATCCAAAGAAATTAAATAGTTTTGTTATTATGTTAATTAATTGAGGTTGTGGAATTACTGGAAAGTTAGTAGTTGGTACAGAGACACCATAAACATAACAAGCTAATTCGCTCATGTATTTATTTGTTGTTGTATAATATTGATTAATTGCACCATTTCTACCGGGCATTAATGAATTTCCTAAAAAATTTTCGTCAATAATTTGTGGCAATGCAAAATCGTCTGTTTCTGGAAAATATTCTGTTTTCCATGTCCATGTTTGGTCGCCTCCAAAAATATCAAGTTCAGATAATTTTTTATCTGCATATTCTGAAATTTTTGAGATATTTATTAATATGCTTGCTTTTATTTTGTTGTTGTTTGCTTCTTCGATAGATAATTTCCCTTCTTTGAACAAAATTCCTTTTACATATATTTCGCAATTATAGTCTTCTTGACTTTCTACTTCTGGATTGAATGGAAAATTTAGAAGTCTTTGATTAAGAGGAGTCAATGGCAATTGGAAAGGCAAAATATAGCTGCCTGTTATTTTATTAAAATCCCAAATAGTAGAATTTATTGTAAAAGACAATGTTGTATTTGGCAATAAATCTAAATTAGTATTTTCTACTTTTATATTAAGCATTTTTTAATGTTTTTACGTAAGTAATTTCTAATGTAAACATCTGTTCTTGTGTACTTTCTATTATTCGTTTGCTGTCTGTGATTAAAATAGGTATTGTATTATATATTGTTGGTTTCGACTGATTTCGTTCTTCGATAAGATAAACTTCTTCGCTAAGAAAAAGTTCTCGAATTGCATACGCAGCTTCTTTTTCGTTTTCAAATTGACTATTTAATAAGTATGTAGCTTTTGATGTTTCTTCCTGATATAGTGCATTGTATTTTTGTTTTTTGTCATCAGAAATAAAAGTTTCAAAACTAAAATTGTCTTGAATATTTTTATGTGCATATAATGATATAGTATCATATACACCGAATGAATTTCGATATACAAAAGTTTCTTTATCAATCACATTAAAATCTGATATTTCAAAAACAATTCGTTCAGAGTAACCAGTAATTTGCACAATCATTTGTGTTGCTGTCTCTGGTATATATTCAGGACGAATAAAAACCTGAACACAAAGTCCTGTTGATAGAGTTTCTGTAAGTATTGTTTGAGGGTCATTGTTAAATGTAATTATAAGCTCTTTTGGTTCAAAAGCAAGTGTGTCAAAATTAAAGAATAACAAAACAAATTCTGTTCTGTGAATAATTTTTTGACGATAATTAGTTAAAAATTTAGTTGGCGTGTAGATACCTGCTGAACCTCTATATGAATTTGAATTTACATAAGCCGTTGTGTGGTGTAAAGTTTCTTCAAAATCATAAATTTCAGAAGATCTAATTCTCCAACTAATATTATTTGTAGAATTAGTAAATATACTTGAATCCAAATGAAATATCTCATCAGACTTTGAATTAATTAATTCTGCAACATTAAAAACGGCACTACCATCAATTACTGGATGTTTCGCAGTAATAATAGTACTGTCAACATCTATATCAATAATAATATAATGTGCTTCTACTCCCGTAGTTGTAGTAGTTACTACAATATTAATATCATCTTTTATAAAAGACTGTTTATTTGGTATAGTTATGGTTAGGCTCATTTGATAGTTGCTTTTGTTTCTAATTTTGAGATTTCCTCATCAGCTTCTTTGAATGAAAAATAATCTACATAAAGGGCTTTTTGCCATGCAGTTATTTCTTTTTTGAATTCAAGAAATGATGCTATTAGTATGTCTGCTTTTTTTGACAAAGCATCTGTTTCTGATTTTGCAGGCGATTCAGTTGTAATACTGTTTGTTAATCCTCCATCTTCGTAACCTTTTATTTTTGTTGGAAAACTGAATTGTTTTAGTGTTCCGGCTACTCTTGAATTTTCAATCATCATCAGAAAATTCATGATTTCAGGATTTTCCATTCCTTCATTTGGCACAACGTATTCAGGACCATTTTCGGCAACAAGAATTGACGGCTTTGAAATTACACCTCTGTTTGATGTTGGTGTGGCAGTGAAATGTTTGCCGTCTTGTTCCCGGACGACTGCAACTCCTCCAGATTCCATTCCTTGGATTTTAGCACGTTCATTTACTGCTGCTGTTAATTGAGCTCCAGCAGTTAGTGTTATTAATCCTGCGGCAATTCCTCCAGCGATTGGACCTAATTGTGCAAGTGCTTGCATTATTGCTAATGCTGAACTTGCAATGATTTTGCTGATTGTTACACCTATTTCAATATCGGCATAACGTTTCATAATTTCTTTTTTCTTTTCTTCATTATCTCCAGCTTCTCGCAATTCATCTTCTTTCATTGTTGAAAAGAATTTCCCTAACGTATCTATTACCTGCATAGAATCTTGAAGATTGCTTTGTCTAAGTTGTTTCTTTTGATCTTCAAGTTCTTCGGCACTTAATAATTCTGTTGTGTTATATTTGTCAATTATATTTTGTTTTGCTAATTGAAAATTCTCTTCTGAAATTAGTTTTTGATCGTACAATGATTGTAAGTCGTCTAATTCGATTTGCATTTTCTCATCATCAGTTTGTAAGCCGTATTTATTTTTTACGTCTTGCATTTGCTTTTGAAATTCTTCTTCTTTTTCTAAACGATACTGTTTTACTTCTTCTTCTCGTAAATCTCTTAATTCTTCTGCTTTTTGAGCAAATAGAATTGCATTTGAGTTGTCTTTTCTTGCCATTTCTTGGGCAAGTGCTATTTTCTCATCGTAAGAACTTCTTATTTTTTCAATTTCTGATTGAATTAGTTGTTCTCTTGTTCCGTATAGTTCTAATTCTTTTTTGCGAACGAGATCTGTAAGTTCTGTTATTTTTTGATAATTGATTTTAGAATAATAATTATTTATTTCTGTCAATTTTCTTTGATGTTGTTTTTGTAATAATTCGAGAGCAATATCTTTTTCTTGTTGTGCAGCTGTCCAGTCATTGATTTTTTGTTGCTCGGCTTCGTTCCATATTCTTAACTCCTCAATTTTGCGTTGTTTTTCGTCAAATAGCAATTCTTTTCTAATATTTGTTATATATGCAGCGAGTTCAGCCTCGTTATTTTTAACGTCTGTGTAATCTGGAACAGGAGGAGTTAATCCTCCGCCATTTCCTAAATCAGTATCGGGATCAGTCTGAGTGTATAGCTCGGAAAAATCAATACCCATATCCTCAACCATTGCGAGGTAATTTTGTTTTTCTTGTTCTAATTGTGCGATGCTTTCTTGAATTGCAAGAATATCTCCTTTCGTTTGAGTTGTAAAAGCAGATTTTGCATCTACTCGCACTTCACTTTGTGTTTGTTGTTCAACAGGTGTCATGTCTTCAAATGATTTGTTTGGTAGATAAGAATTTTCAGCCAATGTCAATTCATTCATTAGTTGTTCTTGCTTCTTGTACAGCTGAATTTCTTTCTCCATTATTTCTGCTGTTATCTGTTCTGCATATTGAGATGCTATTTGTGCTTTTGTTTTACTTTCCAAAGCACTAATATAACTATTTATTGCGACAACCGTTTCTTCGGTATTAACAGTCTCAAGCGTTATACTATTCAGGTATTCTGGACTAATTGCATTTAATTTTTTAATTGCACCTAATCGTTCTTGCTTAGATTTATTCTCATTTTTTGCAATAGCGAGAAGTTTTGTAATTTCATTTCGTTCGTCTATTATTGTTTTAATTATTTTATTATTCATGTCTTTTAGCCTTTGTTGGCTATCTGTAACTTCTTGAACATTGTTATTGTATGTTAAGAATGCCGCAGCAATATCTACTAATATTTTAATCATGTCGCCAAAGACTAAGACAACAGCTTTTACTACATTTACAAGAAATTTCAATATTCCTATAAATGTTCGAGAAAGAATGACATTTTTATTAGTATTAAAAAAGATTTCTTTTAACGTATATATTAAAGGCTTTAAAATCCCAGAAACAAGACTATCAATAAGTTTCCATATTTGTTTGAGAATAACTACCCATTGTTTCTGTTCTGAACCTGTTTTAAAGAATTCGATAGTTAAATTTCGAATAAAGTTAGTGAATTTTGAAATATATGTTAAAGCAGTAGAAATAACAGGAGCAAATTTATCTTTGAGCTCTAAAATAAGAGCTGATAATTTGGCTTTTTGTTGTTCGATTTTAAAAGACATTGTTTCTGATTTAATAGAATAAGCATCCATCATAGAACTGTTGTCTCCAATATCAGCATTTACGCTACTAAGAATATTAGTAAAATCATCTAAACTTTCACCAGATAAAGCAAACGCAGCTGTCATACCTTCTACACTTGGAATTGCTTGAGCAATAGCATCAGGATTTTGCTCTATCATATTATTAAGAGCTTCTAATGTATTAGTCAATCCCGCTGCTTGAATTTCAGTAACTCCAACAGGAACATTAAATTGACGTAAAACTTTCTCAGCCTCTGCGGTTGGTTTTATGAGGCTTTTAAACATTGATTTTAAGTAAGTTGTGCTTTCGGCAGTTGAAATACCTTGCTTAGTCATTTCGGCAAGCATAGATAAACCTTCTTGATAACTAACATTTACAATCGAAAGAACGGGAGCTAATTTGCCATAATTAGCAGCAAGTTCTTCAACAGTAGTTTTACCAAATTTTTGAGCAGAGAAAAAAGCATTAGAAACGTCAATTGCTTCTTTTGTCTCTAAATTATGAGCATTAATAATTGTTGTCAGTCCATCGGTAGCTACAGATAAGTTTGTTGCACCTGCGGTTGCCAATGTGCCAGCTGCATTAAGAACATCAATTGCATCAGCTGCATTAATTCCAGCTGAAACAGTATCAAACAATGATTTATTTACGTCGTTAATTTCTAAGCCAAATTTTGTCATTGTTTGGATAGCTCCTTTTTCAAGGCTTTCTCCAAATTCATTTATTTGGTCGCTACTTAGTAATGTTAAAACATCTGTAAATGAATCTTCAAAATCCATAAGTGTTTTTGTGAATTTTTGAAACACTTGTTTAAAAGCATTGAAAGCCATCATCAATGAACCAATAATAGCAATTCCGATTGCACCAAATTTATTGAATTGATCTGTTGCTTTCCCAAATAATCCTTGTGATTTTTTAGTAGTAGTATTCAATCCTTGCATTTTTTTACGGACTGATGATATTTCGGCTTTTATTTTGCCGAGTTGTTCGGCTTTTTGTTTCCATTCTTTTGTGTTCCTGTCGAGATTATTCATCTCATACGTAAGTTGTCGAGCTGCTTTTGATAAATTTTTAAGCGACGAACCGGATAGATTTTTAAGTACCGTTTGATAATTAGCGGCACTTTGACGAAGTTTATTAGTTTCTTTTGTTACATTTCTAAGCTCTTTCTCAAGTAGTTTGACTTTTTTAGGGTCAATAACTTTCTGTTTATTAATTTTAATTAATTCTTGTCTTAACTCTTCTGCTTTATTTTCAAGTTTTTCGAGTTCTCGAACAGCTTGGTTTGCATTTACATTAACTTTTACGTTTCCTTCAACTTGTGCCATTTGTTATTACATTTAATGCGGTGTTATTATAATATTTCTGCAATAATTCGTTTAATCTCATTAATTGCGAATAGAATATTTTGTTATAAACAGGATATTTTCGTCTTCGTGTTCCAGCTCCTCTTCCGAATGCTCTATTTTTGGCATATTGATCATCTCTGTCATCATAAGTAGTTCCAGAACCAACACCCATATCAATCATTCTTAAATAATACTCAAAAGCAAAACTTATCATCGCAGTGCTTCCATCGGCATCTTGTGAGACTTGATATTGAAATGAATTAATTAACTTGCCAGAGTCTTTTAACTTGAATTTTGATACTGCAAATTCAAATTTATCAACAGTATATTTAGCCCATTTTTCTAAATCAACACGTGCTGATTTAGGTATATTTGTAATTGTTAATTCCATTTAGATGCATCGTATCTGTGGTTTACGTATTCATCGTAAGAGATAAATACACTAATTCCATAATAAGAATCACCAATCATTCCTACAGGATTAGTCTGTACGTCTGGACTTCTCATGCAGATAACATTTGTTTCAATATCGTGTTTCATTTTGGCATATATATCTTCCCAAATAGCAATCAATGCAACTCTTGCATCTTCAATAGCATTATAATAAGTTGCAGAAACTCTTTTTAGCAAAAATATTGCACCAACGTTTGTTCTGTTTCCTGAATCAATTCTTTGGTCATAATTTATTTCACCATTGAATTGAGAAACAAGAACAGTATCTGAGGCATCTCTCATTTTAGCAAGAAAGTCTGAATTATCAAATAATACTTTTGCAGAACTAAACTCACGAAAGAACGCTTTATTTGTTTCATCGTTATGAGCAATAGCTTTGTTTTGAGTTGCTATTTGTCTGAAATATTCCGTAGCATTAAACATCTTTTGTGTTTTTTAATGTTATTTTATCAATTAACGAAATCATTTTCTCAAACGCTTCGGTGTTTTTTAGCAAAATATTATGATGCTCTGTCGTCTGTTTGATAACATAGTCTCGAAACTCTTTTTCAATCATATTTTGCTGATTGTCTTTTGTATCTCTTTCTTTCTCTTTCTGCTTTGTATCTTTTATTAAAAAATAAATAAAAAAGATTAGTGCTGCTATTGTTGGACTGTTACCTATTAGTGTGTTAAGAATTTGATCGTTCATTTTTGTTAGTTATATTAGTTAAATGGGTGAATATCTCATAGATATTCGTTCTTTTTATTTCGTTATTCTTGCTAACATCTCCGTTGTTAATTAGTTCTATTACTTGTAAAAAATCGTAATTATGATTTGTTGATGTTTTTGATTTACCAGATGACATTAGTTTTTCAAAACGAGTTCCTATCAGAGTTCTATTTCCTTCGTAGAAAAATACAATTGCCATTTTCTCTTCTGGACTTATTTTTGACAGCTTATCCGCAATTATATTAACCTCGTCTGAATCGAATGTGTTTTTTTTCGACGTATAAAGACTTCCAATAAGTTTATTTAGATTATCATCGTCTTTATTTACGATATACGCTTGATAATAAGTTTCGGAGAAGATTATAAATTGTTCGTAGCTCATATTTGCGAAACCTTCTTCGGGTCCGTAGTACTTTTTGAATTTTCGGCGAATAATTGGCAATAATTGTTTTGTTAGACTTAGTTTTTTCCAAATCCAATTATATTGATGCTCTAATTGCTCAAAAATAAGCGGGTTCATTCTTTTTATTTCTTCAAAACGTAACCCAGAGAAATAGATAGTTAGGAAAACAACCATTTCTTGTTTAATTAGTTTTTGCAAAAACAAATTAGAAATAAATAAGAGCTGCTCTTTTGTCAACTCATTCCACGTTGATGGAAATGAGTAATTCTTTGTACCTATAAATATTTTTTTCATATAAATGTTTTTTTATAATCCAAAGCAGTATATGCCGGATTCTTCGTTGTTAAATTCTGATGAAATAATTTCTTCGTAACAATCTGAGTTGAAATATAAAGGATATTTCGTTGCAGAGGCATTTGCACCCAGAAAATCACGAAGTTGTTTGATTAGTTTTTTATTTTCAATAGAATAACCTTCCTGTTTATGCAATTTTCCTAATGAGAAATAACATACAGCAGGTTTTATATAAGTTAAAAGTATTTCATTATCAGCGGTTACTGTGTCAGCAAGCACTTGTGTTTTTAATTCATCGAATAATTCTTTGCAAACAGCTTCTTTTACGTCAACTTCTGCAAGAACGAGATATTCACGGATAATTAAATACTCCATTCGGGTGATTTTTTTGTAAATAGTTTCAAAAAAATCAGTAGCATTATCAACAAAGAAATTACGCTGAAATGAATAAGCATCAGAAGATTCCCAAGTAGGATAGTCAGCTTTGTTATTCTCTAAGAATTTGATTAGTTGTTCGAGAGCATCATTCCCGGATAGTTCTAAACTTTCTTTCAAATCTTTTATCCTCCATTCGTTAGCTGGAGTTAGATTTTGAGTTGATGTTACAGTGATGCCAGTATTGCCTACATTTACATTTAGCTTAGCAACTCCGAGTAAATAACCGAAATTAGCCAAAGGTAATTGGCAATGAGGCAATAATGCTTCGAGTTCTGGTTCAGTTCCACTGGATTGAACATAAGTGATAAGCAAATCAAATAACGCATCACCAGTAATATCACGAACATACTTTTCAGCTTGATTTATGTATGGTGCAATGACAGAATAGTCAGAAGAAATATCAACTGTAATATATTCTTTTACGTCAGCTATTGATTTGAAAATAGTTAGTTTCATACAGTTGTTATTTTTTGTGTTTCACCATTAGTGTCAAGTGTTGTGAGAATAATATCTGATATTGCGAAAACAACATCTTCGGGCCATTTATTTATTTTTTTAACAACATAAAGAGGCTTTAATATTGTGTGTCTTATTCTGCCCTGCATAGATTGAGCTATGCGTAGTAGTTCTCTTTTGTCTGAACCGCTTAGATTAGAAGAAGTTTTCCCTGGGATAACTCCTATCATGCTTGGGTGTACTCTGAATGCGTTAAATATATTAGCAGCTGCCTCTTGACTGTCTTCAAGAAACTCACCTCCAATTTTTGCATTCAATACAGTTATTTGAATTTCTGGAATTGATTTTTCTCCGTTAGGAGTTCGTTTTGAGTAGGTAATCATAGATTTACCTGCTGCTTCTGCTCCTTTTAAGAATGTATTTATATTCGTAAGCTCTTTTCGCTTACGTTCGGCTTGTTCCTCTTTTGTTTCTATTCCTTCTTCTGCAAAAATACGTGGAAAATATTCTTTATCAATCTCTATTATATATTTAATAGACATTGTGTTTTTCATGTACGCTTTTTTGAACTGAGGTATTGCATTAGCAAAATCAATCCAACCGCTTTCGATAGCGGACAAATAATAAGGTTTTGGATAATAAAGCTTGCCCGGAGTAGTTAATCGGACAGGTATAATATATCTGTTGTCAGTTTCTGTTTTTGTAATTCCGTCAATACTTTCGGCTAATCCCATTCTTATTTCTAAATCTCTGCTGGGAGCTTTGTAGCTAAGTAATTTTGTTACATCAATATCTTCGCTTTTTGGATTTTCAGGCCAATTTGCAAAATATACATGGTGTTCTAATTGTCCTGTTTTTGGATTAGCTTGTTCGAGACGAGAATAAGTAGCTTCTTTGGACGAAAACAGAACTATGTTTTTTCGTTCTTTGTCAAGAATAAGCTCAACGTATCCGTGATGAAACCAGTGCAGGTCTGATATTAATTCAGCATATTGAGCTTGAATATCGTTGTATTCAAAAAAATCAGTTATTTGTTTTAAATCAGTTCTCTTTTCAAGCTCTTCTTTTGAAAATTCTTTAAATATTTCATCTTGTATATATCCGACTTTGACTCCAGAACCATAAGTAACATCTATTTTAAATTCAATAGAAGAATTTCCTGTTGGATTTTTCCCAACTAATGCTACTGTTTGATTTGGGAAGTCGTTGTCTTCTCCCCACGGAACTATTGCTCGTTTTAAAGATGGTGATTCTATCTTAATTGGAGCTTCTACTTTTTCGTATATTGTTGTTTTTGATTTTATGACAAAAACACTTTCGTTTAATATTATTTGTTCCATTATAAATATACCTCCTCTTTGTCTATTGAAATTATTAAAACATAATAAACCCAGCGTATTTGCTTAGAAATAGTGGACTTCATGTTGAATTTTCGGCGTTTATAATTAGAGGAAAGAACTATTGCTTGATTGAGTTGCGTAACATTGCCTTTTGTTTTGCTAACAAACTCAATGTCGTGTGGTTCACCGTTGTTAAGAATATTGATTGCCTCTGATATATAAATCATAAGACAAACATATAATTAAATAGTACGAATCTAATGGACACTTTGTCCATTAACAAAAAAAAACCACTACGAATAGTGGTTTTTATTGGGTGTCTCAATATTTACCTGATTAAACTAATTCTGTATTGTTTTTTATTTTTCGAAAACTTCTATTTTAAATTTGTATCCTGTTTTTTCTATTATTTTATAGAACAATCTCCAACCAAGCTGTCGTTTGTTCCAGTAATAAGCGAGTGCCGCTTGTTTTGACACACCAACAGCTCTGGCAAATGCAGAGCGGTTGTTTTTGTATTTTTCTTTGATGATTTTTCTCATCAAATCATTTAATTTGTATTTCTGTTGTTCTGTCATTGTTTTGGTGTTATTTGTATTTGGACATCAATAGCTTCTACGAGTATAATAAACATTTCTAAGTCAGGATTGTATTTTCCTGCGAAAAGTCGTTTTATATTTGATTCTGTAAAGCCTGTTTTTTTAGATATTTCAGAGATGGAAATGTTATTTCCTTTGGCAATATTTGCAAGATAGCCGAGCAGTAGTTTTCTGGTTTCTCTGTATTTTTCTTCATTCAAAATGTTTGTCCTCCCATATTATTAGTTCTTGATACCAGTCTGCCATCTCTTTCATTATTGTTGCCATTTTATCAACAATTTCCTGATTATCGGGGACTTGACCTAAGAAAGCCAAAGTAAAAGGCTGATAAAAGTCTTTATCTCTTCCTACTCCCACACTAATACCTTGCTCCTCTTGAAACTTGATAATATAATCGTGAAAATCTGACTGTTCTTGTTTATCTGCATGGTCATAAACTTCTGCATAAAACACAGGATCTTCCATGTGAGTTATGTAACTTGAATTTTCTTTCATCATCGGATTGTCTCCGATGATGAATTTTGGTCTTTTTGACATATATATATATATTTATATTTGTGGTTCCCAACTATCTGAGAAATCCTTGTTTTTAAATAATTCTGTTAATCCTGATAATTGTTTTAGTCTAAGTAGTTCATCAGCGTCCATTCCTATGTTTTTCATTATCCAAGCATCACTCATGCCTGAATTTTTTAAATCTGCTACAATATTAACCATTAATTCTATACTATGCGAACCTCTTGCACGATTATGACGAATCGTTGAAGCCATTCTATTAGATTTATCTTTTTCGATAACAACAACAGGAGCGAGTCCATTTTCTCTTTCATAAATATATTTTCGAGTTTTGAGAATTGTATAACGGTGAAACCCGTCAACAATTTCGTAAATATCTTCATCAGCAAGATAGTAACAAACAATTGGCATCGTAAAACCATCTTCTGCAATGCTCTTCTCAAGTAATTTCATCTCGGGAGGAGCTACAGAATTTGGATTATAGCTATTTGCCCTTAATTTTTCGACAAGGACAGCCTGTACATTGTAAACTGGACTTTTCATAAGATTGATTTGTATTTGTTTATTGCGTTTTTTCGTCTTGACAATTCGGCTTTTGTTTGCCCAAAACCAAGCGTTTTGCAACTTGTGTCATTTTTCATTATTGCTATACACATTCTTTTATATGTAGGTAATAAGTTTGGATTTTTAATATCAATTTCATCAAGATAATCCTTGAATTTAATAACATTATATTCTGTTGTATAATTCCTTTTATTTGTTGGCTTTCCTAAGTTTTCAAATTTTAAATTGTTGTCAAGTTCTTTAACTGTATCAACTGGCAAAGCTCCTCCAGTTTCAAGCCAATAAGCGAAAGATGTTTTTAGTTTTCGTAAATAATTTTCTTTTATTTCGTCAGGAAGAGTATCTAAAAGGAAATACATATATTGTTTCCAAGTAAAATGTTTTGGCTTTGTTATCGTATTCCAACCCATTGCGGTTGTTCCTCCGTAAAGTCCTGTAAAATTCACTCCATTAACTCTACCTATTAGTTTGCCCCAATTATTCGGATCTATTGTTTTGTAAAGTTTTAGACTTTCAGTTGCTGCATCATTAAAAGGGCTTGCAACTCTCATTTGATGAGGAGTTAATCCTGCTTGATACATTAAATCATAAAGTTTATTATAATCATACCCAAATTTTGCATTAGCAACCCAAATATCATCTACTAACCAATCATATATTGGATAAGCATTTATACAATTCTTAGCAATTTTTGTCGTGAAATTTTTATTTTTAAATTCATTCTTATGAGTAAGTTTAGTTACAGCCTTGTATCTGTGTAGGCTTTCTTGCGTTCTTATTCCAATTAGAAACGCTGTTTTTTTTGTTTTAGATAATGATTTAGCAAGATTAAGATTGAATTCATAATCACTTACATTATATTTAAAATCAAAAGGAAAATTTCTTTCGTGATAACAACCATGAGGAAGTTCACGACACCATTTTTTTTCATCTTCTAATTTCCAAGGCTCCCAATATGTCTGAAACATTGAAGTACTACATTGTGCTTTTACTGGCAAACAAAACCATAATTTAAGGACTCCATCTGGCAAAGAATTAAAAACCCGATGCACATAATCAGTAGTCATTTGGTATTGTGCCTCATAATCTAAATGATATACAACTACTTTGTTTAAGTTATTAGTTTTTATTGCGTATTCTAACACTAATTCAAGCATCACACCGCTATCTTTGCCTCCCGAAAATGAAATAACTATCCTTTCAAAATTACAGAATAAGTATTCTATTCGCTCCATTGTAGCTTCATAAACGTTTTTATTTCTATTGTGAACTTTGCTCATAATTTTGTCATTAATTCTTTGACTGATTTGTTCTTAAAATAATCTAAAAGCCGTTGTTTCTTGTTAATATTTTGATTTATAAGGCTTTCAAGTCCTACATTTCCAGTTAAATCATAAAAAATACAATCTTCTGTTTGTCCAAGTCTGTAAACTCTGTGTTCGGCTTGATCTCGCAGAGCGTAATCCCAAGTTTTATCAAAGAATATTATTCTATTATATTCTTGCAGATTTAAACCGAATGCGTGCTTTTGCCAACTTAAAATCTTGCAGTTTGGGAAATATTCTTTTAATTCTTGCTGAGTGTCAATATATTTTGCGAAAATTATAAATTTCTCGTTTGGATTTGCCTTCAATAGTTTTTTTGTAATTTGAAATTTTTCAGGACTACAACTATAATTGTGTTGCAGTTTTTGAGTGATTTCAAGAAAAATATTATTATTACGCATCTCCATCGCATCATCATCAAGATATTTCTCTTTGATAAAATTGTGTTCTTCTAATTCTTCTTTTGATAATTCATAAGAAATATCAATGTATTGTTTATTTTTATTTAATTCGAGTTTAGCCTCATAAACGAAAGGTTTAATAAGTGTGAATAAATAATCAACATTGTGATATTTGTTGATGAACTCTTTTGAGAAAGATTTATATCCAATTCTTTTAGTTATAGTAGTATATTCTACAAAAGTATTTTTAAATTGTTTATAATTCATTTTTAAAACTTTCCACGAAAGAAATTCCATTTGAGACCATAAGTCAAGAAGATTTCTGCTCAAAGGAGTTCCATTAAGAATAAGTTTATATTCTGCTAATTTACTAAGTTCAATTATTCGTTGAGTTCTTTTCGCATCTTCGTTTTTTATTTTAAGACTTTCATCAACTATGATGAAAGGATTTCTTGCATTTTTTAATTCGCTTGTCAAATTTAGATATAGGTTGTCAGAATTTGACAGGCTTTCAATTCCAATTATATCTAAATTACTCAAATCTCCGCATTTATCAATTTCAATTTTAAGATTAGTTTTAGTTTGAAATGGAGTAAGCCAAAGAATGTAATCTACATCAGGAACAGACTTAACTAAATTATAAGCAGTCAAAGTTTTGCCTGTACCTGGCTCCATAAATAAAGCTCCTACTCTTTGTTTTTGGAGCTTGGTTATTGCTTCTTTTTGAGATTTGTTTATTTTCATAATATTATTATTCTATAATATTTGACCAACCCATAGTTCTTCCTTCGTCATCATATTCCATTTTAGGTTCGTCCCAGAAACATTGAGCATCTCCGTATTCATGAACTATTTCAATGACATCTATTGCTAAACTGTCCTGTACATAGAAATAACCAGTTTGATTATCTTCGTCCCATTCGTGTGGAATTATTTTTATTTCAATATTTAATTCTTCTTTTACAAAATTTTCTACACCTGTTTGATCTCCATCATTAACAATAGGGTACGGAGTACTAATAAATATTTTTTTCATCTTTTTAAAGTTTTATCGTGAGTAATATCTTTTATGTTTAATTTTTTAGGAATATGTTTTACGATTGTATAGGTCGGCAAACGCTTGCCAGTTTCTTTATCAAACCAAACTTCTTTTTTTGCAGAATATTGGATTGATTTTTTTTCCAATATCCAAGCTGATATCCAATAAGCATCAGACTTCATAACATCGTAATCTTGCCCAAATATTTGGGACTTTGGAAATATATCTTCTGAGCCGTCAAAGCTTGAGATTTTAACCGCTTTATCCGAAATACTGTAAAGACTTTGGACACGAACGCTGAAACATTTTACTTTCATAATTATAAGTGCCGAGTTTATACTGTTGTCGCCAGTTTTAGAGTTTTACGATATTTTAAATTAAATAGGTATTATTAGGGTCAAATTCTTCTGCATGCCTAAATTTCGCATTATTAGCCCACCTTCTATATCTTTTGTCGCGTTCTCGTTGTTCTGGCGTTCTATTATCGTAATGAGAGCATGTCTTTTCTTCTTTTTTATTCTTTTCAGCTATTTTACCTTCTATTCTTCTCTGTAATCTGAAGAAATATTTTAGATATGAATTAGAAAAAAGAGTTTTAGTTTGTTTATTGCTTTTATATTTTTTTATATATGTTAATTCTTGTGTATTGATTAATAATTCAACTTGCTGAATGTACGAAGCTTTCCAGCTTGTTTTCAGCTTCATTAGATCTATCTGTTTTTTTGAAAATTTAAAATTCATAGTTCATAATTTAAAGTGAAAATAAATGCCCTTATTTTTACAAGGCAGATTTTTAGGAAATGCAACCCTACATTTTTTTTTTGCCCCCCTTATCGTTGAAATAAGATAATAATAAAAGGGGGGAGCGAAAAAAAAATGAACCGGCTGTTTAAAGCCCCCTACTTGATAGAGGGCTGTTACTTCTTAATAAAGTATGTGTCTGCAAAATAATTCAAAAGATATTCCTAAATTTTCAATAAGATAAATTTCTTTTAAAAATTTTTTAACTTTTTCTAAAATTGGTTTATTATAAATTTTTATTTTTTTTATGTCTTCAATTTTTGAAGCATATTTTAGTAAACTTTCAGTTTTTTTTGCCTCAAAAAATAAATCAGCAACTTTTTTATCAACTATTTTTGATAAAACTATTCCCGACCCTCTATCATCATCGGCAACCCGATTTAATCGACCGATGAAATGAATGTTTTGTTTTTTGTCAAGTAATAAAATCTGGTGCTGAACGGCTTTATCTTTCGCATACCGATTAATGCGGTTTGAATTGCCGATATAACAATCTACTTCATTTATTACTAATTGATACTCTTTATTGTTTTTTTGATTTTTCATAATATTTTTTTGCCGTATTTAGACTGTTGCCGCCAGCATTATTTGGTTAGTAACTCTTTGTTAATATGTGAGCAAAAGTAAGACAATTGTTTTACTTTGCAAATCTTTTTTTCAATAAAGAACAAATACAGCGATTTTACACGCTGTATTTATTGATTTTACTATACTTTTTCTGTTTTATGTTTTACAACATCTTTTTCTGAAAACACAAAAGCAACTGGATATATTTCGTATTCTTCTATTCTATTTAACTCCTTATTTTCTTTTTCTGCAAAAATTTTTTGTCCCCAGAGTAATTTTGATTTTGCTCCTTTTTTTACAGAATAACCAAGTTTTCGCCAATTATTAAAAGATTTAAGTACCTCACGTTTATAAATATAAGTCCAAATCATTTTATTTACGGTAAATTCTTTTAATTTTAAAAGTAATTCAATATCTCCGTTGATTTCTGCTTTTATTTTTTCGTCTTCGTGCATAAATTTTGCACTTGCAGTAATTTCTTTTAATTGTTGACGGCGAACTTGAATTTTAGTTATTTTTTTTTTATTAATTGCCATAATATTAAATTTTAAGAGTTAGTAATTCATTTTGTAAATCAATTCTAAACTTTTCCATTTTATCTAAAACATTAATTAAAATTTCTCGAATAATTACGGGCTTACTAATTTTAATTTCATTATTATAGCGACTTCCGATAGTAATAATAACATTGCTATCTTCAAAATCTTCTTTCGTTTCAATTTCGGTTTCTAGTAAATCTTCGATTTTTTGTGATTTATCATCAAAAATATTAATTTTTCTCAAAATTGCACCTTTCAAGATTACTAATTTCTTAACATCTTCAAAAGAATATTCTGCTGATTTTTTCAAATCTTTGTTCTCTTTTTTCAATTTTTCAAGTTCCAACATAATTTTCACAATATCCTCTTTCTTAGGCTCTTGTTTTTTTACTATTGGTTTTGAAACTTTTTCTAACTTAACGCTGTCAGCGTTATTTTTCACAACATTAGCACCTGTTTTTTTGTTTTCTTTGATTGCCATTTTATTAATTTTTGATAGTTGCGGGACTATTCCCATTAGCTACCATAAAAGTAATAGAATTAGTTTACTTTACCAAATATTTTTCACTATTTTTGTATGTTTTTTTTGTTTTATTTTACTGGTAATAAGGTAGTTGCAAAAACATCTTTTTATTTTAAATAAAATAAAAACAAATCAGCATCTTTTTAAGTTGTTGATTTTTAGGAGGTTATAGAATACTGGGTTAAGCCTTGTAAGGCTTATTTGTCGAATGACCACGCCCCGCCCTACATTTAAGAAGCAAAAAACATCTTTTTATTAGCGTTATATGTAGCAACTTAGATACAAAAAGCGTTACTACTATCCTTTATGCCGTATTTTTTTTTGATTAGAAAAAGCGAAGCGACAAATAAGTTATTTGTTTCGTTTTCCTGACGAAACTAATAACACCTTTAATTGTGTTAGTGATTGTAATGGTATGAATTGGGATTTACAATTAGATTCTGTTATCAAACGGAGTCGATTGGAATGAGACCACGTATTGATTACAGAATTTTATTGTAAATTTTAATTTGTAGGAATGGAAAGCACGGCAAATAATTCGTTTGAAATATAGTGATAAGTTTTATTTCAAAAAAAAGAATTGTTTGCAACACCCAAATTATTATTACATAAAATCAGTGTTTAAAGAAATAGAAGGAATAAAGTTATGATAAGGAAAGTTATTAACACCAATAAATAGAGTGTCCCAAGCATCTGTCCCATCAGTACGAGTTTCAACAGGATTGTCTTCACTATCTGGCATTTTTTCTTTACTTTTATCTTTTCCCCATCCTCTTGTTGATACACGAGTGCCTGCTTTTTCCATTGCATCAATAAGAGCTTCATTGTTCAACCTGTTAAATACAGGCAATAACCCTCGTTTTCTTTTCAATGCAATGTCAATATTTTTATGTTTTATTTCGTGTCGTTCAGCTTGTCCTATATATACAGGTTTAACATACCAGCCAGCATTAGTAAGTTCTTTCTCTATAGTATTATAAAATGTTTCAGAGCTAATGGCAGACTTACCTTGTAGGAATGTGTGGTCGTAGTAAAAGACAACCGTTTTATTTTGTAGAGGCTGATAGTATTTAACAAATTTAGCAATAAGTTCTGGAAGCATTTTACCTTCTTTTACAAACAGGCTATTGATTGTTTTTAATTTATTTTCGTTATAATTCGGCTGACCAATTACTATCCAGTTTATATTAATGTTGGTGTCGAATGCAATACATAGCGGTTTAGAATAATCAATATCTAAATCTTGTTTACAATCGAATTTATGTTTGCTTGCTGACTTCCAGTCAATAGAATTATCAGTTTTTCGGAATGACAATAAGTAGTCATTATTAATAGCAGTATAATAATGTTTGTCATTTAGAGCAGCATAAAATCTGCCAGACGCATTCTTAGCTGGGAGAGAGAGTATGGCTGTTTTGAATATATAATTGTCAAGATTTCTGAATTGATCATCAATATATTTTTGACCTATATATTCTAAATTCTCAAGAATAGAATAAGCAACATACATAGTGAGATTAGACCTAAGAGAGTTTAATTCTTTTTCATATCGCAAAATACGATATTTTACAGATTCTATATTAGCATCAGGTCTGCTTTTTAGATTAGAAATTTCAAATATAAGTCCTTCAATCACTTTTAATAGAGACTTATCCATTTTCTCTTTCTCACGTAAAAGCCAAGAGTTTGGATTAGGAGGCATATCAGTAACAAAAGTATAACCAGTGTGCCAAGGGTTGTCTCGGAAATGATGAAGCCCAGAAAGTGCCGGGAAAGTTTCATTCATTATTTTATCATGGTCAAGAGTTTTCGCTTCATCAGCAATTAAATAATCTAAGGTAAGAGAATTTGAACTATAAGGAACATCTTGAGATATAATAGCATTAACTGAACCATTATACCAATGAATGAAATTATCCCAGTTCCTGGGTTTTATGTATGGGTCGGCAAAGTTTAGTTTTTTATTTGCTTTTTTACCTACTACATAATGCACATCTTCATGATAACCTAACCTTGATAATGCGTGGAATGTAGCAGGTAATGTTCTTGTAAGAGCTTGTTTGTAGGAACGAGCAACAATAGCTCCGTTCGACTTTGGCATTGACTGAACATTGCGAAGAAGTATAGGCATTAGTACACCTTCAGATTTACCAAATCTTCTTGAGGCAATTACAGTAAGATTTTTAGGTGCAATGAGATGAAGATAATTTTGAGCTTTATTCAGATAGAACTTTTTCTTTATTGATTTCTTCATAATTTATGTCTTCTACTTCTTTAGAGTATTTTTTTAGCAAACTATTTTTTATAGTTTCAAGATTCTCAATAGGTTTCAATCCCAATACTGTTATGTCAGTAGTAATTTCTGGCAAAAATGGAACGATTCTATCAAAAGCAACAGCAATATCATCTTCTTTGTCAGTTAGATGATGTTTTCCCAAAGTATTTGCACCTTGAATCATAGCATAACTATCTCCCTTTTCTCTTGCTATTCTTATAGCTTCTTTCAACGTTTCTGAGATAAAATATCTTATCCAGTACTTGTCGGTGTCTATTCGTTTGTTTTTGCCAAACGACAAAATACGTTCAGCAATAGTTATATCATTAAGGATAGTTATAGGAGCTTTTATATTATATTTTGTTCTAATAAGAGAAATAATTCTTTTATCTGAAATAGTAATATCATGAATTTTCAATTCGATAATATAATCTATCCTTTGTTTGTGTTTTAGTTCTAAAGGAGTAAGACTTTGAATATTACCATTATGATAATCTAATAGTTTATCTAAGAAATTTCTTTTATCCATTTCGTTGGTTTTTAGATTTTACATTTGAAACAAGTTCCAAGAAATCTTTTTGAGCAGCAGGAGAACCGAGTTCTGCACTATTAATAATTTCGGCTCTGATTTTTTCTTCAGTGTTTAACATACCTAACATGTAGGCATTGTATTCTTCTGTTCCTTTTTTTGACAGAATAAAAATAAATTTATCAGACTTATGAAGAAGTATAGCAACTTCGTCATAAGAAAAAAGCAAAGAAGCATAGTGAGTTATTTGTTCTAACTCTGTCATAGTTTATTAGAATTATTTATAATCATTTGTATGTTTTTAAAATACAAATCGAAAACTTCATTATTATTAGTTACTATGCCACTTTCGATAGTAGGATTAGTAGAAAAATTAGCAGATTGATTTACTGTTATTTTAAAATCATTGTTGCTAATTAAAAATATCTTAGCGTGAATGAGAGTAAAATAAGTTTCATCTGCTATATTTTTGAGAAAATAAAGTAATGGCTTCTTGAATTGTTTTGACGATTTATTGAGTATAAGAGTTAGTTTTTTTATGTAACCAGCTTGTTTAGCTTTATTTAATGCTCTTATTGCTTCTTCGGATAATCCGAAAGTTGTAACAATTACATTCCCGGGACCAGAGATGAAAAGCAAATAAAGCAAAAGTTCGTAACTATGCCATTTTCTGTTGTTGAAAAAATGTATGATGTTAGTGTCTGGTACATTTATATGCTCTTTAATTTTATCAAAATGTTTAAATTTAAAAAGTGTCAATTTTGACCCAATTAGCTGCTCGTTCTTCATCTAATTCAATTAATTTATTAGCTATTGTTTTTTTATTATCACCATCAGAAATAAGTTTTATCTTTTCGTGATATGTTCTTATTTCTCTTGTTAATTGTGCATTAACAATAAAAAGCTGTTTTTTAGTTAAAAAAACAGCTTCATCATTTTTGAAAAGATTTTTTTCGTTGAAATTTAATTCATCGAAATTAAGATTTAAAAGACGAACTATTTGTCTTTTTTTTTGGAAGTGTGTTTTTTTTTTGCACCATCACCATCGTCATCGTTGTCGTCAATTACTTCGTCATTGTTTTTCTCAACAACAATTGCACTTTTCGCTTCTGTTTTGTTTTGTTGTTCTTCTATACGAAGTGCTTTACGAAGAAAAATATCAAGTAATTGAATAGCAAGTAGAGAGGCTTCCTCTTTCTTTAGTTCATCTATTATGAGTTTTTTACGAGCAGCTTTGATTTTTACTTTTGATTTTTTCAAAAGATCAACACCATCTTTATAATTTCTGTCTTTTGGTTTTGCAGACAAATATTTTTTTATGTTTGACATACTTCTATTTTTTTAGATTACAAATTAGAGTTAATTACTACCGGCAAATTAGCTTCAACAAAGAATAAATCTACATAGTCTCCTGTAGCTGTTAATATTACGCTTCCTCCATTAGCAAGAGCTAATGTAAAGCTGCCCGCAAAAGCTCCTTCTTCAACCCGGATTGTCGCACCAGGTTCAAAATTAGTATAAGTAGCAATGCTTAAATCTGTAGATTGAGCTGCGTTCGGAATAAAACGAGAGCCAAGTGAGCCATCAATAACAGTTGTGTCAACAGTTAATTGAGTTGGTGTGTTTATTTGTCCAGCTTCTGTGGTAATAATTCCACTATAGACAGCAGGCACATTACAGTTGGCAGCATCAAAATTAAAAGTTATGCCTTTTTGGTCTGCAAACGCTTTTCCTGTAGTTATGCTTGGCTTAACAAATGCAGGCAAGAGTTCATCTCCAACTACACGAGCTATTCCAGTACCATCACAATTAAATTCTTTTATTATTATAATAACACTTTTATTTTTTAGGATATTAGCTATCCCTAAAGCTCTTGAGGTAGTATTGGGATAGAAAAACGAGCCTGTGTTCCTAAAATATTGACCATCTCTATTGCCCTCGACTTCGGATATTAGTTCGCCCATTTCTTGAGTACTATAAAATGCACTAAAATATTTTGTAGCTTTCATAACAAAATCACCAATTAAATCTACCGAATGTTCTGGTAGTGTCTTAGTAGTTGCGAATGTTGGGAATGTTTCAATGTCGTCAACTTCTGCTACATAAACAATTGAAGATATTCCAGCCATATTTGCTGTGTTGCTTTTAGGCAAATTCACTAATGGAATTGCCATTGCTAAATTAGGGATAAATCCAGCCAAAGAGTTCGTTGACGCTGTAATTATTATTCCAAAAATAAGAAGAACAGTGAAAATTAATAATGTTTTTGAAGTGTTTCCAAATTTGTTCATTGTATAAATTTTTTTTAAATTAAATGTTTGAAAGCAAGCTCCAATATAGAGCTTACTTTAATTAAGTTTTTTAATAGTCACCCGAAATCGGATCAGAAACAGCGGCTCTTTCATTTACGCAAAAAACTTTTTTGTGTAATCCGTTAATTCTTGCACCAAAATCTGCTTGCATCCAAAATTGAACAATATTTGGATCTGTCTTAATACTTCTAATTTGAACAAAATCAAGGTCTCCTTGATTATCCATTCCAAAATCAAGTAAACCCGGCATTGTTAACATAATGTTATCGCCAGTGCCAAGAATATCAGAAGTTCTGATTTTAATTTTCGAATTACATTTTGTATTGATGTAATTTTCAAGAGCTTCGGTATCAGCATCTTTGTATTGCATACGATTTTCAAGAGAATCAATGCCGTGATTATATACAGCATTAGTCAGGAATAAATCAGCAGGATATTTGCGTAACATTCTGTCTGCACCTCTAACGAAATTAATTAATTGAGTAAGAGCAGCATAAGAAGATGAAGAAGCAGGAGCTATAATAGCACCTGTATTTTGCATATTTCCAAGGGCAAGAGAAATTTTTGTAGCCGTTTTCTCATCAGCAATAAGGGTATTAAACCCGTCAAACGTACCCTGAGGCGTTAGATCGGTTACGTCTCGTTCTGCAAAGAAAAGAGCATCAAGAACATCTTCAGCAAATGTTTTTATACTTGCTTTAATTATTTCAACCTCCAAAGGATCTTTCTTTGATTGGTTGATAGCTCCTGAATCAAAAGGATTGTTCAGTATTGGAGCAGTAGCATAATTTTTGATATTGTCAACTAATGCGTAATATGAAGTTTGAAGCTTCAATTCACGTTCAGATAATTTCGCAACTTCAGTTTGTTCCGTTGCAGCAGTTCCGATGTTGTAAGGTTTTAAGATTCCTGTTTTACGTTGTAGTTCCGTAATAATATCAATTCCTTTTACTTTTTTAATATTAATTCCGAGCTTTGCAAGCTCTTCCATGATAAAAAACCAAGGCAAATACCTTAATTCTTTTTCTCTTTTTTTAGCTTCATCAGTAATTGATGTGAAATTTACAGCTGCCATTTTATTTGATTTTTAAAGTTTAATTTAATTGGTATTTTTTAACTACTGCTGCAAGATTTTCTGCAAAAGTATTATCATCAGAAACAATGATTGAATTTTCAACAATACTATCATTCTTTTTAGTGATTGTTGCAGTAGTAGCACCTGGTTGTGCTTTGAGAGAAGCAATTTCATTCATTGCAGTATCTAATTGTTGTTTAGTTTCATTTGCATAAGCAAGATCTTTTTGCTTTTCGAGATTAAGAGCCTTAATGTCAATTTGAAGAGAAGCAATTTCAATTTGAAGTTTAGTTATCTTCTCATCTTGACCTACAATAACTTCTTCTTCGTTTTGAGCATCTATACCTATTTTCTTTCCGAAAATACGAGCCCAGAATGAGCTCTTTTGTTCTGATTTTTCCATTTCGATTGTTTTTTGTGTTTGATTATTAAGTTGATTATTTGCTTGATTATTTGCTTGATTATTTGCTTGATTATTATAAATAAAATTGGCAGCATCTTCAATGCTTCCGATTTGATCAATCATTGAGCCGACAACATCTTTTGCGAAAAAAGTTTTGCCAGTAAGTTGATTTTCTTCAAGAGGTCGATTTTGTTGAACGGAATTTCGAAATTCAACAGCAAGAGGATCTAATGTCTCTTTCCTGTAGTTTTCGTAATTTCCTTTTCTGATTTCTTCAAAATCTTTGTTTTTTTCATTTGACAAAGAAGAATATATTTCGTGGAATTTTACTCCCATTCGTTCATAAGCAGGTTGCATATCTGCAAACGACATCATAACACCTATGCTACCGACTTTTGCAAAATCATCTAATGATATTATATGATTGCAAGCAGAAGCTATCCAGTATCCAGCAGAAGCTGCAAGTCCATCAACTACTCCAACAACAGGTTTATTTGTTTGAGCGATTTTTTGAACGAGTTCACGAGTTCCGTCAACTGTTCCACCTGGAGAATCTATAACGAGAATGATGCCTTTGATTTTTTCGTCGTTATCAGCCGCTTGAATTATATCTCCCATTTCTCTCATACCCATTCGACCAGAACGAGTGTTGTTTTTAAACATTTCGCCTTTCAAACTTAAAGTAAGAATGTCAGGATATTTATCTTTATTAGTGTTGTAATATTCATTATCCCACGAAGAATCTATTTTTACACCTTTTTCGAGAAAAGGAATAAGCGAAGGCATTATTTGATTAGCATATTCCGTGTCTATCGCCCAAGGTCTGGTCATTATTTCACGTGCGAGTAAAAAAGAGTTATTCATAATTTGTGTGTTATTTAGTTGCTTAATGTTGATATTTTTCTACCACGTAATAAGTGTTATCATAATTAAATTCTATTATTGTTCATTCTATATTTCAATGAAAAAGCATCAATAAACCACTCTTTATTATTTGGTAATGCTGTATCTGTATAATCGTAATACTGACAAAAGCCACAAGTTACTTTTTCATTTTCATTAAAAGTTGCTCTATCTGCTGTGTGTACAAGTATATTATCTACAATAAAATGAATGCCTATACCATTAGGTGGTAATCCAATCTTTAAAGAGTGCCATTCATCTTCTAATAAATCAATACCTGTATCATAATCTGTATCAACTGCACCAATAGCAGTTACACAATGGATTCTTCCTTTACCTGTACCATCGGCAATTATTTGAAAAACAACACCATCATTCATTGATTGAAATTGCACATTATCACTCCACCCAAAATAATAATTTACTTCTGGCGTTGTAAAACCACTTTCGTTTGGTTTTATAACACCTTCAATAATTATTCTTTTATTTGAAATATTAAACATATCAGTACCCATTGTTGTTGATGTGCGCCCATCTGCGGTTGCTCCTCCATTTAATCTTTGAATTAATAAACCTGGATGTTCAGCATCAATATCGGCAGTTGAAGTAGTAGTTGTTCCATTATAATTTCCTTCGCGCCAATTAAGCAAGCCGTCATCGCT